CTGTTCAACGCAGTGTCGTTGATGAATTCCGGATGCTTGCGCAGCCAGGATTTTGCGGTGTCAGGTAGTTGCGCAATCCGCTGCTCGAATTCGAGCGGAGCCTGCGGTGCCGGCGCAGCCTGCCGGCGCGGCTCCGGCGGTGCCGTTTTGGCCGCCTCGCGCTGTTGCTCAAAGGACTGCTTGCCGTCTTCGAGGTTGTTAAGCCGCGCGGCGGACTCCGACATCATCCGCTGCACCTTGGCGGCAGACGCCCAATCGTTCGCCCCTGCGAAGGTGGCGTAATCGGCTTCCGCCTTGTCGAGATTCGATTGCTCGGCGGCAATCGCGGTGAGGATCGAATTGTATTGCGCGTCCTGGCGCTCGCTACGTTCGCGCGTCAGCTCCTCGTCGCGCTCGCGCGACTGGCGCACCGCCTCGTCACGCTCGCGCTGCGCCGTGCGCTGCAATTCCTCGGCGCGGGCCTGCGCATCGAGGGCCTTCTGCAACGGGTTCTCTTCCTCAACCGGCGGTGCCGGCTCGATCTTTTCCGGCGGCGGCGGTGCCGGTGCAAGCTCGACTTCGGTCTCGCCAAGCTCATCAGCGGCGAGTTCGATCTCGATCGGTTCGGTCGGAGGCTCGTGAGTTTCGGAGAATGCCGGCTGCTGTTGCGACGGCGGGGGTTTCAATCGCGGCATTAGAACACCATCGTGGGTACGGGGGTTTGCATCCGGATTTTGTCGTAGGGGACGAAACGGCAGGCGGTGCCGTTGATCTGCACCGGCCACGCGTCCTTGATCGCGTAGACGACCCAGGTGTGCAGCGCGGCCATATTGCCGCGCTCTGCGTCGTCCTCCCAATCCGCGTAAGCCATCGGGCCTGCCTTCAATACCAAGCCGACCTTGCCTTGATACTCGTCCTCTTTCAGCACCTCGGTGGGCCGGATGATGCCGCCGGAGGTTTTCTCGTTGCGGATGTAGGTGCCAAGCAACACGAGGTCGGCTGCGACCTTCGTTTTACTGAGATCGCCTACTGCCTTGATGATTGCCGCCTTCGGGTCATCGGCCTGACTGATCATCTCAATCTTGGATGCGCTATGCACCGACATCGGGTTCGTCTCCACTGATTTTGAAGTCTGCTTCCTCGGAATATTTCACGGCATCATCGATGCCCTGCACCTGGCCGACGAGACGCCAATAGATGTTCACGTCGAGACCGCCGGCCATCGCCTCAAGCAGCTCCTGACGGCGGTCTCTCAAAAGCTGCTCGAAGACGCGCGAGTGCTGGCTCTTGATTGCGGTCATTTGAACATCTTCGATGTCACGGTCAGAATTTGCTCGCTGGCCTCGGTCGCAATTGCCTTCGCCGTCTGATGATCAGGGGCCTCTGCGATATGCTTCAACTCGGCAAGAGCGTAGTCGAGCAAATTCACCCACTGAATTGCACGGTCTTGCTCCTCGAAAATCTGATCCAGCAGAACCTTGCTCACTTGCGCTTTGCCCTTTCTGCCTTCTCCTCGCGGCCGACACCGGTCGCCGCGCCGCCACGGAAATAGCTATTGGCGCTGGCGCGCTTGCCCCATTGCTTGAGGTTGCCCTCGGTGGCCTCGCCAGCAATCCGGCCGCCGCTGGCGCGCATCGGCATGCCGGGCGGCGGGCCACCGGGAGGCATGCCGGGCATTCCGCCTGGCGGGGGAAGCCCGGGGCCAGGCCCCGGAGGAGGACCACCCATCGGCATCGGCATAGGCATGGGAGGCTTGCCGCCGCCGGGAATGACGATGTTGATGTTGGTGTCTCCCTTGACCTTGCCGCCACGCGCGTAGCGCTTCGAGCCACTCTTGCCGGCGATATCGTCGTCGCGCACCGCCGCGCTCTTGCTCGTCAGCTTGCTGAATGCGTGACCGGTGGCGTGCTTCTGCGCGCCAGCCGGCGAACCATTCAGAATGGTCGAAACACGGCGATGGGCAACCTGCTGCTCGCGGTGCTGGTTGTAGGGATGATTGGCCATGTTACTTCCTCACGGTGCCGTAGTTTGAAATCTGCCGGGGCGGCGCGGCGGTGAAAATTTCCTCGGGGCCGTCCGACTCCCGCGTGTTCTTGCGCGCGGCGGCCATCACCGGACCCTCCGGCGTCTTGTTCGGCACGACGTCGTATCGCGCGTCGGCGCGCTGTTGGTCGGTCTTCGCTTGCGATTTGTAGGGGTGTGCCATATCAGCCTTCCTTTGGCTTATTGCGGACATCATAAAATCCACGCTCGTTTGTGCCTGGCTTGGTGACGGGGAGGTCTGCTCCGCCGTAGCGATCTCCAGCTTTCTGCTCTCTGTCACCCTTGGCTTCCCGCCCTGCTTCGGCAAGACGATCCCGCTCGCGGCATTCATGGATTTTAGCTGCGAGACCATTGGGGTAGTTTCTGCGAACGATGGCTCGGTCGATTACGATCCTCCACTCCATCTCTTCAATTTCCTCGCGGGTCGGCAGTTCGTCGCTCATCACATGTTCTCTTTCGGCTTTGCGCGGGCCTGAATAGCGGCGAGAGCGCGCTTGTGCTCCAGATCGGCCTCGTGCTTCTCGCGCGCGTGCGCCTTGTCCTGCTCGTGGCGTTCACGCGCCTGCGCCATTTCCTGCTGATGCTTCTCGCGATCGGCGGCGAGCTGCTGCTGGTGCGTCATGCCTTCCTGGGCCAGGCCGGCGCGGTGGCTCATATGCCCGGTGGCAACATCGCTTGCCGCCTTGACCTGCTCGACCTCGATCTCGCGCTGGGCACGCAGGCTCTCCTGCTCGGTCTCGTGCGCGTTGATCGTGAGCTGCGCCTGCGCCTTGACCTGCTCCAGATACATATCGAACTGCTTGAGACGTTCCTTGAACTCGCGGTCCTGCGCCTTGTCGGTGAGGTTTGCCTGCGCGGTCTGTGCCTGGATGAACACCCGGACCTTCTCGATCTCGGCCTTGAGCTTCTCGGCGTCCGCCTTTGCCTGGATTGCGACCATGCGCGGGTCGGGCGGAGCCGGCGCGGTCTGCTGTGTCATCAGACCTTCGGAGTCGATGTCGGCAATGCGCAGGATGCGCTTCAACGAGCCGCGCTTGTCCATGTCCTGCGGATATTTCGAGACCAGCATGTCGATGATGGTCGCCTTGGCGATGCGGTGCAGGCTGGTCGGGTTGTTAGGGTCGGCGACCGGCACCAGCTCGCGCTGGTCGAGCGCCTGGATGAATTGCTCCTCGGTCCACTTCCGCGCCGGTTGGTGCGTCTTCTTGTTGTGACGCCAAAACGCCTCCGGGTCCTCCCGGAAACGCTCCTTGAGCAAGGCGAACTCCTCCGCCTGTGCGGCATGCAGCCGCTTGTGCACGGAGTCCATGATCTTTGTCGCCTGCTCGATCAGCGCCATCGTGGTGCCGACCGGCATGTCCTGCTTGCCTTCGCCGATGTTGACGTCGGCGGTCTGGCCAAGGCGCTGGCCGACTTCCTCGATGTGCGTTGCCAGCCCGGTGAACGCCGCACCGGTTTCCTTGTACGGCAGCGGCATGAACGCATCCTGGATGCGCGTGCCGGGAGGCACATCGACCGGTGCACCGCCGCCAGGCGGCACGCGGAGTAGATTGCTATTCTGGCGGCCGGCACCCTTGGCAAACAGGAAGCCGGGGAAGTTTGCGAACATGCCGTTGTCGATCATGATCCGCCAGATCGCAGTCAGCGCCATGGTGACGTTGCCGAGAAGATGGATCAGGCCGAGGCCGTAAAAACCGAGGCCGCGAATGAACGGGAACTGGACGAAGAACTGCTTGGTCAGAGCCTGCTCATCAGCTTCATCCCAATTGCGGGTGACGGCGAGAACCTGGCGGCTTTCCTTCTCCATCGTGACAACGTAGGGCAGCGGCAGGCCTTTGCCTTTGAATTGCTCCGGCGCGAACTTCGGAATGTCGAGTTCGCAGTAGCACTCATATACCTCGTACTCGGCGTCCTTCGGCTGCTGCGGCCTCGGCTTGTAGCCGCCGACCTCGGCCTTCTCGCGTTCCACCGAAGTGATATCGACCGAGGGATTGGGCGAGCCGAGCGCAACGTCGCGGTACGCGCCGATGATCTGCATCCGCTTCAAGATCGACGGACGCATCTTGATCCGGTGTGTGACCCGGCCGCAATTGCGCATGTCGGTTGCCGCGTTCGACACGATGATGTCGTCTGCGTCGACCGATTCAGACACCGGGCGGCGGCGCAGCGGGCAATTGTAGACCTTCTTGAAGCCGTCGCCGCCGAAGCCGACATAGAACAGCATGCGATCGGTGTCGGGCACGTATTCGGTCGCCGTCACCGTCAAATAGTGGTTGAAGTCCTTCTCCAGGGCCTCGCCCAGATCATCCATCGCCTGGCCTTCCGGCACCAGCGGCGGACCACCGTTGTCGCCGATGCCCGGTGCCGGCGACGCGCCGGGAGGTGCCGGCGGCGGTGCCGGCGGCATTGGCAGATCGTTGCGGACCTTCACCGGGCCGGTCGCCGGCAGCAGCTCGCCGCGCGCGGTGGCCTGGAACCGAACCGTAGCCTCCAAGAGGAGCGGGTGCCGGATCGTCGACATACCTTCAAGCGGCGCGGACGCTGCGCCGAGATCACCGCGCGGCTCCTCGATCTTCAAGCCGAGCAGCTTGATGCCGGTGGCGCGCGTTTCCATCCAATCCTTGCGCGACTGGATGTCGAGTTCGATTCCGGTCAGCAGCTCAGACGCAAACAGCGACAGCTCGGCGTCGTCGATTTCGTTGGCCAGGTTGCGATAGAAGTCCTCGCCATCGATCTCGGCGGCGTTGAGGTCCGGGTTTTCGTCAAAGGTGACGCTGCCATCCTGGTTTTCGATCCGGGCGACGCCGTTCTCGTCGATGACGACGGTGGTGTCGCTATCGCCAAGGTCGATCTCGCGCGGTTCAAGCGCGTCGGCCGGTTCTACCGGGTCAACGAGACGAAGGGTCGTGGGTGCGGCCATGTATTCCTGCCAAGGACCCATGCTGTGAGCTTTTGCTCATATCATGACGTCAGGCCGGATACAATGCGCCTGCCCGAGGCCGGTACTTGGTCTCGTCCTCGATCTCGAAGGCCCGCTCCTCCTTCTTCATCGCCCAGCCGGCGCGACGCAGGTAGATCAGCGCCATCGAACAGGTGTCGGCAAGGTCATCGTGAACGGCGCGCGGAACCAGCGCGACCTGCTTGATCATCTCGTCGGCCCATTCCTTGTCCGGCGCGTAGATCAGGCCTTCGGCGAAGAGATGCACGACGGTCTGGAGCCGTGCGACCTTGTCGGGCGATTTGATGAAACCGGTACGAGGATCGACCAGCTCGATCCCGAAGTCGAATGCACCGAACAGTCGCGACAGCTCCTGCGCGACCGAGTGCCCGGCCGCCTTGTTCTCGATCACGAGCCGGTCGACCTTGAAGCGCTTGCAGTCGCCACCAACGCGAGAGACAAGGTCGTGCACCCGTAGCCGATCCTGCCAGCAGAACATCAGGAAGATCATGGGGTTGCCGTTCGGGTCCCGCCAGACGCCCCAGATCGATAGCGCCGATGGATCGTTCTCCTCCTTCTCAGTGTAGGCGGTGTCGAGGGCAGCGAGAATGTATTCGAAGCCGGGATATTTCTCCGGCACCCCACCGTTCTTCTCGGCGGTCTTCTTGTCCCAAATTTGCCACCACTCCTCGCGGATGATGCCGCCGCCGCGCGGCGCGGGCTCCTGCTGGTATTGGCCGGCGTAGGCATAGGGCCCAAGCTCGGTCTCCAGCTTGAAGACTTCGCTCGCCGGGAAGCGGCCGACCCAGAGCAGATCGCCCTCCTCGGTCCGCCGGTCGACCCAGAACACATCCTCCTCGTCGATATCCTCGACGTCCTCGCCGATCACGGTGATGATCTTGTCGCCGTCCCAGACGTTGACGTGCTGGCATGGCACGTAGGACATCGGAACGCAGAAATGCACGTAGTTAGCCGGCCTGCCGGCTTTCCGCGCCTGCGCATCCTTCGCCAGGATATCGCCGGAGAGGTCGCCCTCGTGCACGCGCTGCATCACCACGATCATCGCACCGGTCTGGCGGTTGTTGAGGCGCGACGGCATCGTTTCCGACCACCACCGCACCGTGCCCTCACGCACGTCTTCCGACTCCGCTTCCTTCACAAGGTGAGGATCGTCGGCCACCAGGATGTCAGCGCCGTAGCCCGTCGCGCGCGCGTCGACCGACGATGCCATCCGGTAACCGCCCTTGTCGTTCTCGATGTGCCCCGCGCTCTCGCGGATCATTTTGAAGCGGGTGCCCCAGCGCTGCTGATACCAGCGGGACTGGATCAGCCGGAGACATTTGATCGAATGCTCCAGCGACAGCTTCTCGGCATAGGACGCGTAGAAGAACGAAACATGCGGGCCGAGCAGCGGGCCGCGCCGACGCTGCGCCCATATCCAGGCGCAGAAACAGATTGAGATGATTGCGGTTTTGCCGGTGCGCGGCGGCTCGTTGAGCAGCAACCGCGAGATGTGCCCTTCGGCGACCGCCTGCATATGATCGCAAATGTCTTCGAGATGCCAGTTGTCGACGAACTCGGCCGGATCGAACGATGACCATGCCGCTTTGGTGAATTCGTAAAATCTGGCTTCGAGGCGTTCGGTTTCCGCAATGCGCGCAGCGGCTTCCCAGCTCTTGAGCAGGAACGCCCGGCGCTCATCGGGGTCGGTGATCATGCGCCGAACATATGCACAATTCCTCAAATCGTGAAAGTCTCCTCACATCTTGCTTGACACTATTGCATCAATACCACCCCATTTCGTTCCCATGTCGCTCACACATTGGCATCTTCGGATCACACTGGAGTCGTCTGCGAAGCAACTCGTCGAGGAGATGGCGCGCGCCGACCGACGATCCGCAGCGAATTACGTGCGCGTTCTGATCGAGAAGGACACGCGCGAGAAAGACGAGAGGACCGCATGAGCCGAGAAGAACTGGTCGAGCTGCGCAAGGCGACGTTTCAGCGCATCGAGCGCATGCGCAAGATCGGTGACTTCGCGGCCGGCGCGGCCGATATCCGCGAAAACGGCGAGGTGTTGATGAAGCTGATCGACCATCTGCTGGAACGGATGCGATAACCCTGGAGGACGCAATGCAACACGATTTCATTCTGCTTGATCGGTCTGGTTCGATGAAGGAGCTTTGGGCCGAGGCTCTCAGCTCGGTGAATGCCTATGTGAAGAAGCTCGCCGAGGACAAGGTCGACACCGGGGTCACGCTCGCCGTGTTCGACGGCCAAGGGGGGCTGGATTTCAAGGTAGTCAGGGACCGGATCATTCCCTCGACGTGGCACCCGGTCACCAGCGCCGACGCCGAACCACGCGGCATGACGCCGCTCAATGATGCCACCGGTCGCATCGTTAGCCTCGCGCGCGCCGGCAATTACGACAAGGTTGCCATCATCATCATGACCGATGGCCATGAGAACGACAGCAAGGAGCTGTCGGTGCAGCAGGCGCGGAGCCTGCTCGATGATTGCCGCACCAAGGGCTGGCAGGTGATCTTCCTCGGTGCAGACTTCGATAACGCGGCGCAGGCCGACTCCTACAACAATGACGTCAACGCCACGATGTCGGCCGTCAGGGGCACGTTCGCCGCGCACACCCACAGCGTTGCATCAAAACGAGCCTTCTACGGCGCGACTGGTCAGTCGATGTCTTGGACGGACGCCGAGAAAGCGGAACTGGCGAAGAAGACATCATGATGCCAAAGCGCGCCAAGACCGAAGTCGACTATTCCAAGGGCATGCCGACCGAGCACTGCGGCCGGCGTTCCCCAAACGACCAAAATGCATGCAAGCACTTCCTACCATTGAAGACGGTCGAGACCGGCCATTGCGAGCTGGTCGAAGGCCAGATCGAGAGGAACTACTGGTGCAAGCTCTGGGAGCGCGCATGACGCCGACCATCTCGACAGCCAGACTGACCTTGCGCCCGCTGATGAAACCATCGACGCGCAATCTCGCCTGGCTGCGGGACCCGGACGTCGTCCGCTATTCCGAGCAGCGGCACCGGCCGCACACGCTCTCCTCGCAGCTCCGCTATGTGAACTCCTTCAACGGTCGCTCGCACCTTTGGGGCATCTATCTGGTCGACAGCGGCAACCACATCGGAAATTTGAGCGCGAGACACGATGAGCCGAACAACGTCTCTGACGTCGGCATCATGATCGGCGAGCCGGCGTTCTGGGGCAAAGGCCTAGCGCGCGAGGCATGGGTGCAGGCCTGCGCCTGGCTGCTCGACAAGGACTGCGGCGGTATCCGCAAGCTGGAGGCCGGCTGCGCGCGCGCCAACCTCGCGATGGTGAAGATCATCCAGGGCAGCGGCTTCAAGCAGGAAGGCGAACTGCTCAACCATTTCTTGATCGAAGGCGCGCCGGTGTCGGCGCTGCTGTTTGGGAGGATGCGGTGACCAACAAGGACATCATCAAGCGCATTCGCGACATCCGCTACAAGAACAATATCCACTGGATGCGAATTTTGGAGATCGCGCTCGAAGCTGCGCCGGTGCGGACGAAGTCGGTGCTCCAGGCGATCAGTGACAATGATCGCGCGATCACTGACCTGACGGAGAAGCTGGCGCAATGAAACAGAAGTATCTGTTCCTCGAAAGCGAGGGCGACCGCTGGTTCGAGCGGAATCGCGACGACATGGTAAGGGCGAGCGAGGCTGACCCTGTCACTGTCGCGATCGGTCATCTCGGGCTCAAGCCGAAACGTGTCCTGGAGATAGGCTGCTCGAATGGCTGGCGGCTCGCCTGCCTGCGCGACGCTCTCGGCTGCGAGGTCATGGGCATTGAGCCGAGCATGCAGGCGGCCATCGACGCCGCTTCGCGGCGCGTGCCGGTGGTGCAGGCTACGGCGTCGTCACTGCCGATCTCCGACCAGTTCGACCTCGTGATCTACGGCTTTTGCCTCTATCTAACAGACCCAAGCGATTGGCTGCGGGTGGCGGCCGAAGGCGATGCCGTCCTCGCTCCTGGCGGTCACCTGATCGTTCACGATTTCTATGGCTACTCCAACGCGACCGCGCGGCGCTATGAGCACCGTGACGGCGTTCTCTCCTACCATTTCGACTTCGCCGGTCTCTGGCTTGCTCACCCGCTCTACACGCTGGTCGGCCGCACTGTCATCGACGACCAGATGCTCACCGTGATGAAGAAGCTCGACGTCAAATCCATCCCGGTGCTGCCATGAAGATCGGCGTGGTCGGATACGGATCGATCGGCCGCCGGCACGCCGCCAACGCGGCAAAGCTCGGGCATGAGGTCCTCGTCTACGATCCGGTGCTGCCGAAGGCGGATCGCGTCGCGTTCGAACGCGAGATTTACGAGGAGTGCGACGCCATCGTGGTCGCGACCCCGACGATGTTTCACGAGCAAGGACTGCGCACCTGTGTCGAGCGTGGCAAGCATGTGCTGATGGAGAAGCCGATCGCCGCGCAGATCGGCGTATTGCCGCTGCTGCTCGCGGCGGCCGACGAAAAAGGACTCGTCGTCATGATGGGGAATTACCTGCGTCTGCATCCCTGCGTGCAGCAGGTAAAGCAGTGGCTCGGCGCGGGTGAGATCGACGAACCGCTGTGGGCAAATTTTATTTGTGCCCATACGACCGAGAAGTACACCAGCGACGGCGTTGTCCTCAACACCGGCGCGCACGAGGTCGATCTCGCGCTTTATCTCTTCGGTCCTGCGACGTGTTTTCTCGCGCACGAGAGCGATACCTCAGCACACTTCGCTCTGCTTCACGACAGCGGCGTGCGATCGAATTTCTTCCTCGATCACGCGACGCCGCACCGCATCCGCGAATTCTGGATTGCCGGGGATAAGCAGAACATCGGCGTCGATATCGATGCGCGGCGCATGTCGCTCGGGGCCGAGGCAAAGCAGGCACCCGGTTCATACGATAACGATTATCTCAACGAGATGTGCGCCTTCATCGACCGCATCAATGGCGTGTTCGCACCGGGCGCGTCTGGCCACGATGGCCTCGCGACGCTGAGTGTGCTGCTCGATATCAGGAAGAAGGCAGGACTGTCATGAGAGGCAAGGAATTTCTGATCCGGAAATGTCCAACGCAGGAAGATGCACTGGCGCAGTTGTTCGAGGCGCTGCTCGCTCATCTAAGAGACAAGCCGCCCGTGTGGCAATGGCGCGGGCGACCTGAAATCAAACAGCACGAGAGCGGCTGGTCGGCCTACGCAAGGATTGAGTACCCATGAAAGTTGTCGCGATCATCCAGGCTCGCATGGGATCAACCCGCCTGCCGGGCAAGGTGATGATGGACCTGGGTGGCTACCCTGTTCTCGCATGGTGCGTGCGCGCCGCGCGCGCCGCGCCTGGTGTCGATGAGGTCTGGGTGGCGACATCAACCCTGCTGGCCGACGATGTCATCGCCGACTGGTGTGAAGCAGACCATGTGCTGAGTGTCCCCGTCTATCGCGGTTCGGAGACCGATGTCCTCGATCGCTTCGTAGGCTGCGCCGACGCGGCGAATGCCGAAATCATCCTGAGGATCACCGGCGACTGCCCCTTCATCGACCCCCGCGTGATCGGCGAGGTCGTCGCGTTGCAGCAGCGCACCGGCGCGGCCTACGTTTCGAACGTCAGCCCGCGCACCTATCCGGACGGCCTCGATGTCGAGGCGTTCACCTATGTTGCGTTGATCTCCGCCCACCTTCTCGCGACGCGGCCGATCGATCGCGACTGCGTCACCACATGGATCGGGCGCAACCGCTCGCGCTACCCGGCCGAGGCTGTGATCAATCCTATCCCCGGCATGCAGGACGAACGCTGGGTTCTCGACACTACCGCCGATTATGAGTTCTGCCAGAGGGTCGCGCGCATCTGGG